TGCTAATTTATATCCAGTTCTAAAACCTGTACGATAAATCTTTCTTTCTCTGGCATCTAAGTTTGCAAAACTATTAAATGTATATCTTAATTTAATTTCCTTTTTGAATTCTCTTGGCGTCATGACTCTCCCTCTGTTGCGTTTGCAACTGTTCGTTGTTTTTTAATTAGATAATGTTTAAGCCATTATCTTTTCTTTTGTCTGCTCAATTTTAAATATCAATCTCTTAGAATCACTAAGATTTTTTTGATACTTATGAAAGAACTCCAGAGCTTTCTTATGTCTAAGCTCCTGTAGATCTCTCATCTTTTGCAGACGAATCCTTAGTTTGTCCAACTAAATCTTCCTTCTGTTTAATCGTTGTAAAAACTGTTTTAATACTGCTGATCCTAACATCAATCAATACACCTTTGGCACTTGGATCTGATGCGATCTCTGCACTATCAAATTCTTCTGTATATACAAAAGAACACTCACAGTTCTTATTACGAATAACCTTTACCACTATTTATCCTTTTTGGCAATACCCTTGTGTCTTAGATTCTTTGTCATCTTACAGTAGATAGAAAGATCATCATAGCTGTCAGCCTTGTATCTCTTGGTGCAACGATACAGTTTAAGCGACATCATAATATGTCCCACATCTTCTGGGGTTAGTGCCACTCTAATCTTATCAAACAATACAATAGAGAAAAGCTCGGCAAGTAAGGCAAAGTTTTCCTCATAATCACCATAATCTTCTTGGCGTTCTTTTATAATTCTCTTTTGAATCTTTTCTTCAATGTCAATAAAGTCTTCTTTGCTAGTCATATATATCCTTTGTTGTTTTACTCTACCCCTAGGGAAACAACGTGAAAGGGTAGGCATGACTGCCTGATGAAAAACCCTAGGGATAGAATGAATAATAGTGTTACCTATTATTAGTATTGTCTATTACCGAAAGACTTATTGCTTGTAAATGGTTTCTTTTGAAATCCACCAGCTTTAAATCCTCCTTGTTTATTTGCTCCTGCTGTTGCTTGTGCTTCTTTCTTAGTTAAGATCACAGTGTATCCACCTGTTGGATTACCTTCTATGTCTGTTCCATCAAACGCACAGTAGTCGTACCACTCATTGTTAATGTTCACATTCATCTTCCAATTTTTTCCTTCTGGAGCTTTTGGAGAATTAGGTGCTACCATTACTGGTTGGTTATCGCCTGCTTTTTTATTTACGTTTGGAATAAGATTTAAATATATCTTACTCTTTGGTTGGTCGTTCATTATTATACCTCATTTTGAGTTGTGATCTCATCACGCTTACTATTAAATCTATTCAAGATAGAATTGTAAGTTGCAAGATCTTTTATTTTTACCTGATCAAGTAGTTCTCTGTTGGCACGCCAAAGGAAATCTAGTTTCGCTGTGTGCGGTGCGTAGTGAACCTTCTTAATCAGTTCATTAATTGTACTTTCATCATATCTATTATTGGCTGATGATGTACCTTTAGTATTCACAGGCTGTACAGGAATATCTAATTCCTCATACTCTTCTTTTGAAGTTACATCTTCAAGAAGAATACCCATGAAACTTAAAGCTCGTGTGATTGCAAATGTTTCTGCAATCTCTAAATAGCCTGGCTTATCTCTGAACTGCTTAGAGTAACCTGTTGCTATAATATGTTCTGGATCACATTTAGTTATAATACATTTCATTATAACATAACGATCCGAATGTTCCTGTATTACACAGTTGATACCAAACTCATTACCAAATACTTCTCTAAAGTATTTGATCTTAGACCAAGCTGATACTGTTTTCTTACCATGTTGATTTAAGTATGCACCATTGGCTGCACACAAATCATTAACTTGTTTTATTTTTTCTTTCATTGTTTCCTTTAGTTGTTTTTTCTATTGAGCAAGAGTGAGCAAATACTTCTTTTGATTTATAGAAAGTACCATACTTATTCTTGCCACTTGCCTTACCTATGTAAGTTATCTTATCAAATAACTTATCACATATTCTTGGAGAATAAGAATCAATTTCATAACCTAAGTTATAAATTGTACCATTCATCATTATTATCGTAAGAATAATTTTCATCTAGCAATCAACGTCATAAGCAATAAAGCTATAACAATAACTAATGATAATTTTATAAACATATTTCTATATAACCTATCCTCTCTCTCTTTTAATTTACGCATAATAATATCATGACGAAACTGTTCTTTAATCTTGTCATGTTGCTTCTGGTAATAATTTAGATCCATATTTCTACACATTGTCCCAAAGACTTGCAGCTAATCTAACATGTTCATCAGCTATGTTTTTCCACATGAAACCTGAGAAGTCTGGCGGCGGAATTAGTTTAGCCATTTCACGAGCATTTCCTTTTGTAATGTAGATCAAGTTCTGGCGAATTTTAGATTTAATCAAATCCTGTTGAATTAAAAATTCCATGTACTCAGGAGTAAGTAATTCGCAAGTATCAGGAGTAAATACATTGTAGCTATCTTGATTAACATAAAGCAAGTGTGGAGTTTTTTTTGTGGCGTACCAATAAAAAGCACACTGGCGTACATGGTTTAAGTCTGGAGTTTTAGGTAAATATCCTTTAACCCAAGAGTAACCAGCTTTTGTATCTGACTTTCTTTTGCTACGATGCTTTGTCTTAAGTTCAATAAGTTTAGCAGCACTGCCTGACTTATCCATTTGCTCGTAATCTATTCTCCCTAATTTTTCTAAAACTAATTCTTTAAATTTATAAGTGCAGTATCTTTCGCTTGCTACTTCATCTCCTAATTTAAAATCAGCTAATGCTTTGCAACAAATCTTAATCATATCTGCAAGATAATTTTTTGTATCTTCTTTTTGAATTTTATCTTCTTCATCTCCTGGAACATATTGATCGTAAAGTTTTAGTTCTTCACTGATGATAGTATCTAAATCTTTTTTTTCATTAAGAATTCTTTTCTCTGCTTCATACATATATTTAGAAACAAATCTTTGAGAAGCTCTACCAATGCTTACGCCAGCTGACATTCTGTATGAACCTTGTAAAGCACGCCTAGTTTGTTCATCAAAAAAAACGTATCTACACAACCAATCAGAATCACTCATGTTATCCTGTGATGGTGAGCTGTGGTCTAAACCAAGTGCCTGATAATATTTAATACAAATATCAGGATCAAAATTATTTAATGCCGATATAGAATTGTTCTTTGTTAAATCAATAACCATTTTACGCCTTTCATTTTTTTAAATAGCAATATTCTTATTGGTTATCTATGTCAATAACTATTTTAAATAATTAATTTGACATATAAACATTATGGTTATATAGGGTTTTTAACGAAAGGTAAAACAATGAAATACAAACTACAATTAAAAAAACTACTTAAAAAGTATCATAGAATGTTTGATGCTTTTGGAAACAAAAGGAAAAAGAAATGACACTAAACGAGTACAAAGAAAAGAATAAACTTAGCAATAAAGATCTTGCAAAGTTAATAGGATTAACAGGAAAGAATCCTATCGTATCTGTGATTAGGTATTTAAAGTCAGAGAGAATACCTCATCCTAGATTTATGAAAGTAATTACACAAAAAACAGGAGTTAATCCTAATAGCTTTTATGAGGAGTGGTATGCAAAGTATAAAATTTGAAAAGGTTATTATTTACTGGCAGGATATAAATGGTGGCGATGCGTGGAATACAAAAACTGATGCCGATAATTTAGCTGTCGCTGATTGTTGCACCATTGGATATATTTATAGTGAAACAAAATCTTGTATTAAAACATTTGCCACATATTCAATTTGTGCTGATGGATCAATAGATTATGGAGATCTTGTGGCTTTTCCTCGTGGCTGCGTAACTAAAATAGAAAGGCTAGATAATTAAATGGATGATAAAAGAAAAATGCTTTTAAAAATATTAAAAGTAAAAAGAGATACGCTTAAAATATATAACAAAATACCAGCACCTTTTAATAAAGGTTTAAAACCAAATATGGATATAACTAAACTGCTTGAATATTTTGAAAGGATGAAATGATTGACCAACCCTTGCACGTTGAGGATGTAATAGAAATTTATGATGAGAAGATTGTCTTACTTAAAAAAGAAATAGATAGGTTAAATGAAGAGATACAAATCTTAAACTTAGAATTAAAAAAAGAAAGGGAAAAATAATAATGTATTTAAACGCCAACATACCATTAATAGAATGCTATGTAAGAGGAAACTATTTAAGAGATCAGCAAGACTCACACGATAAATATTTTTGGTGTGTAGTATTTGGAGTAACAAGTATTCCTAAACAAGTTCCTCTATTTAATTTTGTTATGGAAGATGGTGGTATATGGTGGCGTTCACCTATCTCAGCATTTTGCCAAGACGAAGGTGTACCTGAACAACCATTATCAGATTTATGTTTATGGGATTCTTTTAGTTATAATATTTCAGTAACAACATTTCATCAGTTAGCAGGATCTAAAGTAAAGTTCTTACAACGAGATAAAACTCCGCAGCTAGGCAAGTATATGTTCACATTAGATTGGTCTGAGGGTGATTTTAATGAATTGGATTTTGGTTATGCTTCTAAACCAGATCAACACAAGTGTGGACACGTTATAGAAATGGATAATGGAAATTTTAGTATTCAACCTAATAATCGCCTTAGGGTATTTGACAGTAATATGGGTGTTGATTGGAGTAAACCACCTTTAATTAATAGATTAGTTAATACTAAAGTTTGGAGTGTAGAAGATCAACCTAAGTGGACAACAACAGAAACAGAAGTTGGTCAGTATAATTATGAATATAAAGATACAGAAAAATAATAATGAAATTAAAAACGCTTGATTTATTTTCTGGTATAGGTGGGTTTAGTTTGGGTTTAGAATCAACAGGTTTTTTTGAAACGATTGGCTTTGTAGAGAAAGATAAATTCTGTCAAAAAGTTTTAAAGAAACATTGGTCCAACATTAACATTGAGGAGGATATAAGAAATGTCAAAGGAGAAAAGTACCAAGCAGATGTCGTTACAGGGGGATTTCCTTGCCAACCATTCAGCGTTGCAGGAAAAAGAAAATCAACAGCAGATGATCGTTACCTCTGGGATGAAATGCTTAGAGTCATTAGAGAAACAAAACCAAGATGGGTTATTGGAGAAAATGTTGAAGGCATTGTTAATATCAACGAAGGCATGGTACTCAGACAGGTGCTTAATGACTTGGAAAAAGAAGGTTTCAAAAGCCAATGTATTATTATTCCAGCTTCAGGCATCGGTGCATGGCATCAAAGGAAAAGAATCTGGATTATGGCTTACTCCGACAGCAACAGATATGTCAGTGAGATCAGAAGAGGCAATGGAGAAGAGAAAGGAATACCGGTCCAAGATAGGGAGAAAGACAGTACCTCCAGGCAGTCTATCGGAACAAGTGATGTATGGCAAACCGATAGTAAATATGTACCCAACTCCGAGAGCAAGGGATTATTTTCCACCAGTAAATCCAAATCAAGTTCAGATGAACGAACAAGGCTGGACATCAACAAGAAAAAAAACTGGAGTAAGATATGGAGCTACTTTTCCAGATGTGATGAACAAGATAGCAATAGAAATGTACCCAACTCCAACAAGAGGGATGTACAAACAGGATGTAAAAGACAATGGGGAATATGCGAGGAGCATAAAAGAAAAGGGACATCAAATAATGCTGCCAGCATTTATGAAACTTTATCCAACTCCAACGACAAGGGATTACAAAGACTCAACACTGAGCAGCTCACATCAGAACAGGAATTCAGATTCACTTCCAGTAAAGATGATGAAGGAAGGAAAACCTGGTGGCAGACTCAATCCGAACTTTGTGGAGTTCCTAATGGGGTATCCTATGAACTGGACAAAGATAGATCCAACAGAATAAAATCTTTAGGCAATTCTATTGTACCACAGATCGCAAGACAAATTGGATTATCAATTATGGAGGCAGAATTAAATGGCTAGATATAATTATTTTGTAGGTGGATTTGGCGACTTCTATTCCGAATGGCATAGAAATAAATGTAATGATATTGCTTACATAGATATTGATAGCGTTCCTATCTGTATTAATAAACCTTGTTGGAAACCATTAGCAGTTATTGAAACTGTATATGATACTGGTAAAAACTATAAGAAATATACTAATGTTGTAGAAGCCATAGCACAAGGCTTAAATATACCTT